GTTTGAAGGCCAACTCAACGTCAAAGACGTTCTGTCCGACGTAATCGGAGATGTCAATACGACGACCTGCAAGCAGCATCGAAGTATGCGGAGTTACGACTTCCGACTTGAGCTCAATCAAAGCTGCACGGATTCGGTGACGCATAGGATCGGATAAACACGACAGCAGCATGGCCTGTAATCTTGCTTCGGGTTCGCAATACAGTTTTCTGTTATCACGTTCCGGGAAGAAGAACTGTGCCCAGCGCCGATCGGGATTCTCACAGACCCAGCGATCACCGTTCCAAGTGAAACCAAGCCATTGCACACCTCGCTTAGATTTGGATACCGAAATCTTAAAGCTGGAGATGCTTTCGCAGAGACACGCTAGATCACGCAATTTAATGTCAGTGATCAGCATAGTGTCATCTCCATACGAGATGGATTGGGCGTCACCAGCAAGGTACTTAATCATTGTCATGCACAGTATCGTTCCTAACACGTGCGTAAAGGAGGATCCGGTACGGACACCACCAGTTAAATGAAAAGTACGTTGCTGCCCAGGCAAGACGGCGGAAGAAGAGCAATGAGACTCTACAATTCCGTGGAAAACTCGCTGCTGCTCACGATCCATTTCAAAGCAATTTTTGATCACATTGAAAACCCGACGGATTAGGAAGGGTGGTGGAGACTGGTCAAAGGATTCGAAATCGAGGGAGAGGGTTTGTTTTGACTCAATGTAGTCTGCGACGTTCATACCGCCAGACTTGAACCAATCCCAGCCCGTGGCCCAAGGACGCGGAAAAGGTGCGCGTTCCATCGCTTCCTGAAGGGGATAAGCGAACATCTTTTCGACAATAGCGACGGGGCCAGGGCTAACAAGAATGACACGATGTTTGGGTGTCTTCTTTCGGATTTGGGAGCGGAAGGCAATCATGTACGGAGGCAGGTCTGAAGGACGGCCGTCACGTAATGTTTTGAAAGCCGTAACGACTTGCGAATGTGGAATCTCATCCTTGCAAGCATACTTCTCTCCATCGAAACAATAACCAGCGGATCGTGACAAGTCCTGGAACGTGGACTTACAAACAGCTAATGGGAGCGGGACGAGCTTACCCATTGTAGCGAGGTCGCGAGAGACTAAGCGTAAAGCTTCGTCCAGTCGCGGCATATCCCAGGGCCGGGAGCGAGCGATCCGTTGACGCTGTTGGTAACCATTCCACCAAATGGAAACCGCGTCGCGATTCGAAATCTTTCTCGTCCAGCCCTGCGCCTTGACGCGATGGTAAACTGGTTTCAAGCATTTTGAGAGCATGGAATAAATGTGTCGCTGAACGACATCGTCA